TCGACTATGAAAGATTTGCGCCCTCGTGCCGCCACTTATTTTGAAACGAATCAAATATCCAATTGTTTGCTTCGAGCCATCGCAGTACACCTTGATATTTTGCGCTCATGTGAGTAGTGCCTTGGTCGTGATATTCTTTGTGATGGATGAGGCAGCATGGAGTCATGTTCCAATCTTTAAGAGCAAGATCGGGTCTAGATTTTTGAGTGTACAAGTGATGATAACAGATTGTTTGAGGAGCGAATTTTCCACACGCAGCGCATGGCTCGTTTGATTCAAAGCTCATAATTTTCCCACTTCATTTAATGCCGATTGAGCCGCCGCCTTTCTTGTATTTCTCCAATTATTAAGCCACAAAACATCGGGGCCATGAACATGAGAAACGGTATCGGTTTTGGCGATCCATTCAAGAGCTTCTTTTGCTATTTCAAGCTTCTTATTAATGACCCTGTTTTCTTTTCTTAACCAAAATATTTTTTCGCTTGGTATCGTGCCGTGACAATCAAGACAACCGTGCAAATGCTCTAGTTTTTGTTCACTTAGCTCCTTGTCACAGTCATTGCAATAAAACTTTTCGCTCATAAGTCACCCGCAAAATTTCCAAGATGAGGCTGCCCTATAACATTATCGTGACAATTTTTTGCTCTTTTAAATCCGTAGCCGACTTCATCATCGTCACCAGTGTCTACCTCGTAGTCTCCAAATAGTTTGCAGACATAATTCCCTCGCTCTTTAGCGATATGTTGACAATTAATCGAGCATCGATTGCTGTCTTTGTCGTTAACCTTTATTTCTGTTTTAAGATAAAGAATCATCTGTTCCCCCTAAATGTTTCTGTGCTATCCAATATAACTGCTGACAAGCTTGCCTGTCTGATTTTGCATCATGATGTACTAACTCAATACCAAATTGTTTACACAGATAATCGAGTGAAAATTTTTCAAGCTGAAACGTGCCCTGCTTGTGAAGCTCTTTCATCATCATTAATGTTGAGTCGTAGCGCGAGAATGATTTATAAAGCTCGAATCTCTGATCCATTAATTCATAATGGGCTTCGAGAAAGATTGCATCAAAAAGCCCTCTCATTTTCAAAGCGTGACATACCATCGGCGCTCTAGGGAATGATTGAATAAAATCCAAAAACTTCTTTGAGGATTCTTTTCTGTCGTCAAATCTCGCTGCTGCAAACTTAGAAATGCCGTGAACTTTCTCTGCACCATCATCCCAGAATTTACTCTCAGGACGAAATGTTAGCTCGATAGATCCAAGCTCTTTTTCATGGTCAACATAGGAGCATGAAAGAGAAAGGATTTCGTTTCTGAAAAAATCCAATCCCGATGTCTCAATGTCGCAGCAGAAAACTTTCATACTAACTCAGTTGATGCATTTTCTCCATCACCTGCTTGTAATAATACAGCCCCAAAATTTCTCCGTTTTGGCTTAGTTGATATTCCCAGCGCCCGTAGCTTTTCTTCATCTTCTTGACTACAAATCTCTGATCGGATTTCTTCTGTGATGTTAAAGAGTTTTTCGCATTTTGTTCCGAGTCCGATGCTGGTAAGTATGTCGCACTTGTCTTCAATGTCGCATCCTTCGATTAGAATTAAGATCAGTTCTTTGTTGGATAGTTGTTTCATTTTTCAAGCCTTGGTGCTTTCTTGCCAAGAACTTCGTAAGAAAATTTATATAATTCCTTAGGCTCCATTCTTGTAAGAAACGAAGGAATAACAGAAGTGTTTAATCCCATTTCGTAAAACCTCTCGGTTTCCAGATAGTTTTTTAATTCTTCGTTTGGCTCAGTTTTAAGCCTGTAGATATAAATTGCAGCAATGTGCTTTTGATAATCTGTCATAAATGTCCAAAATCCTTCAATGTTAGCTGGATTCTCTTCTGCAGCTTTTAGCTTTTCCCAATATTGACGTGGCTGTAAATGCATCATCTTCGCTCCTTTTTTACTTTCCAATAGTCTGCCATGGCCTGGAATGAACTTCTCGCATCCGAGTAAAATATTCCGTCTTTGGAGTCGTATTGAATTCTGTAAACTTGTTTATTTGCTTTAGAGTGATAGCGTGACTTATCAACCAACACAAAGGAAGGTTTTTCAGGGTGACTTAGTAGTGAATTAATTACATAGACCACCGAGGCCGTATTAGGCAGAGTCGCGTTTCCTCGAACGTCCTCACCTGTGGCATAGGTAGTGTTTTTAAACTGCTTTGCTGTATGTGATAGCACTATAATCGGCTTATTTAACTTCTCAGCAAGATGGCTCATTTTATGCGCGTATTCGGCTTCTTTTGAGACACCCTGAAGCGACATGATCGATGTTGTAAAGTTGTCATGAAAAACGATATCCGATCCGGTTTCTCTCACGCGGTACTCTAGCTTGTCGACGAGTTCAATTTTCTGATATTGGTTATCGAAGCTTTTTTCACTTTGGACCGAAATATTATTTAAAAAATCCTTCGCCTTAAAATCATCCTTCAAAACATTTCTGAGAGCGCGATAAATCGGAACTAGATATTTTTCGGGTGTCTCCTCAGATAAATGCAGAAATGGCTTTTTGCCTTGCAGTAGAGTTTCCAGAAGCCAAGTCCTAACGAGCGATGATTTTCCGCCGCCCTTTGGACCGATCAAATTATGCAACTCTCCGCACCGAAAACCGTTATGATCCATGAGATGGCTAAAATTAGACTTGAAGCCCACCTTATCGAACCCCTCTGAGGCCTCCAAAATTGCGTCAGGATCGATTTTTAGGTCATACATGGAACATCTCCATAGGGTCAGACGTTTTGGCGAGGCCATAGACCCCGTTTTGGAAATTTTCGTAAGTTTTTATACTCAGCGCGGTATTAAGAGAAAAGTTTTTCTTGTCGCCGAATTCAGTTTTAGCAAGCCCTATAAAATACCCACGCCACGCGGTCTCGTCTGGCAGGTACCTGCTTTTCAGGTTAGCGAACGCTGGAGCGCAGGACCATGGGAGAATTTTTGCTGTTACCAATTCAGGGTAATCGGTAGACCCAAGATCTTCCCAAAGTTGAAAGCAATCTGTTAGGCCAAAAGTTTTTTGCGATGTTGCAGAAGATTGTAACGGTGCCGCATTTTCGGTATAAGAGTTTTCCTGATCCTGATCCATAACCTGATCTTGAACCTGTATCTGATCCTGATCCTTATGAGCTAACGAGTCATACGTTTCCATCTCTTGGGGCTTGCTAGGTGGTGCGTAGGAGCTAGTTTCTAAGCCGTGGAATTCTAAAAGTTTTAATGCTCCTCGATGTGAATTGTTGCGCAGGTTCAAGGTTTTCCCATATTGAAACGTAATGAATTTCGTTACGCACCATTTATCAAAGCCGATTTGTATGACGCGACCATTGAAAGATTTTAGCGCCGCATCCTTGTCTATTTTTACGCCCATCGAAAACTCTGCAAGCCTAAAATTAACCTTCCAAACTCCGGCATGGTCACATGTGTCAAGTATGTATAGGTAGAAAAGTTTTATTTCCGGATCTAGATCAGCAAACCATTCGTCCTTCCATTTTTCTGTATCTGTAAATCTTTTAGACATTATACAATCCCATTTTTCTTGTAAAATTCCCGCATTCTGCGACGCGGATAATGATTTGATAAAAAAGCCATTCTGGAGAGAGTCTCTATTGTTTCATCTCCGTACTCAAACCACTCTCCAATTTTTCTGCTTTCTTTAAGGTTCCAATGTAATAGTTTTTCAACCTGCTTAGCCATTTCAATATTTTGAAATTCAAAAACTTCAATAATTCTTAATGGTCTCGGGTTGCCTGTTTGCAGCTGCTTTACCCGCGAGTCAATATCAGCACCCTGAGTATGGCCAATTTTTATCATTCTAACTCCATCTCTAGGACGCTCATGATTTTCTTCGTCATCGGATAAAACATAAACATAGCACATATCTATACCCCCAAAAAAAAGACCGACCCAGCAACCCTTTCGGGAAGTGCTACCTAGGTCGGCCATGAACCCGCACAAAGGAAATAAGTGCAGTTAAAAGTTAATTGATTCGACGGTAGCAGCGTCTTTAGTTTCGGTTAAGCTACAAAATCGGTTTTTTAAAGTCCACCTAAATCTGACCTTAATTTTTCAGTCAGTGTTTAAATTTTAGGCATAGTATGAAAAATATACATACTTTAAGATTCTAACACATTTCTGATGTATTATGACCTCACGAAACAAAAACGACTTTATAAGTCGAAGGAGAAACAAAATGAAAACATCAAATATTCTTAAAGCATCACACTACGAAAAACACGAGAATGATCTCGCCTACAACATGATGGTTATCAGGCTGCATCGTGAGTTCGTTACTCAGGGCGGGACACTTGAATCTTTAGGAACATTTGAAACTCTTCTAATCGTAAACGCTCAGGCCCGTAAGTATAAAATCGACTTCGATCACATCGGAGCGATTAAGGGCGCATTTATCAAGATTTCAGAAACAAATAAAGAAATCATCAAAGCTTTAGACGAGGGCTTTTTTGCATCAGCCACTCAAGATTTTAAAAACGCAGTATCTACAATGCCAATCATGAAGGGGGTGTAAAATGAGACACGCTAAACATAAGTTAACAGGCAAAGCTATTTGTGGGTCCATTGAAAAAACTACTAATGACATTAAAAAAATATACTGTCGCGAGTGTCAAGAACGCATCGGACAAATCAAGAAAGCGATAGAAAGAAATGGCAAAAAACTCGATAATTTCATAGAGTTTAAATAGCATGGGTATTGAACTTGCTGGCACATTTAGTTATCGTATGCGAGTCGGTCACTCAGACTTTAAGCTTATTAATGTAATCGCTGACTCTCTGGATTTTAAGCATGAAACATCCGGCCAAAATTGTGATTCTATTTATGTCATGTCTTTTACAAGTAAAGAGATCCGAAACCTGGCCAGCGACCTCATGCGATATTCTAAAAATGAAGATTTTACAGAGCTATCTCGTCAACACGCAAAAGAAGTTCTAGAGCAAATTCGTAAAAGAAAAAAAGAGATAACGCTTACGCTAATGTCTGACGCGAACAATGAGGGTAATGTATGAACGAAGAATTTGAAATCAAATGCGAAGACTGCGCAGGCAGGGGCAAGGTTCTTTTATCTCTACCAGTCAAGCATTGGGATCAGTGCCTTAAATGTAACGGGTCTGGTCATGTCTGGAAACCAAAACCAACACGCGACGAATACAAGGAAAGGATGGGATACGATGATAATTAATTCCTACGGGCTAACGGGGCTATCCTTAGAATACCTTTCTAAGAACGTCCTCGCGAACTGCCCAACCGACAAAGAAATGATGGATATATGCAACGAAGTAAAAGATCCAAAACTGAGAGAGAAGCTTATCGACCTCAAATCGGAACTGAAAATACTAAGGGCGTTTTGTGAAGCATCTCGCAATAATACTCCTAACATTGCTTAGCTGCGGAAAACAAGGCGAGCCATCTTGCTTAAGTCAAGAGCAGGTGCTCGATGCTTGCTATTCTGATGGTAGAAAAGTTAGACCGCTGCAGGGTATGTACTATAGTGTAAAAAGAGATTGCCAAGCATTGTATCCAAGCGATATATGCTATGAAGCACGCGAAAATTATTTTCCATACGATAGATAAAAGGATCCACAATGAAAAAGAAAGACGCTGGCTACTTAGAGGTTAAGGGGTTAATTGATATTGAAGCTATTGCAGCAAGCCTAGCGGCTTCATCCAATGAAGAGCAGGGTCCGTTTTTAAATATATTTTTTGAAGCTCTCAGGATAAATTGCGGTGACGAATACAGGTATCAGATGCAGCTTGCTTTTATTCTAGAAAAACTTAATAAGCAATCAGTCTCAGCGTGCTTATTTTTAAGCGAAAAATCAGAAAGTGATAAATAAGGGAGATTAAAATGAACGATATGATTTTGTCTAAAGACGCTCAATTAAACGCATGGGATTTTGCTGTAAAGATTTCAAAATCTCAAATGATCCCTATGGTTTTTAGAAATAAACCAGAAGACGTTTATGTAACGGTGCTTTACGGTGCAGAACTTGGTCTAGCTCCGATCATGGCACTTAATGCAATCTGTGTGATTCAAGGACAGGTTGCTTTAAAGGTCCAGACGATGATTTCACTTGTAATGGCAAAAGACCCGAAAGCAGTCATCGAGTACGACATAGACCAAGAAAAAAGAATTGTTAAAGTCACTGGCAAAAGAGGTGATAACAAATATCTTTCTGAGTGGAACTGGAAGCGCGTTGAGATGCTCGGCCTTGACACTAAGGAAAATTATCGGAAACAACCTATGACAATGATGAAAGCTCGTGCGGTGTCAGACGTTATTCGCACTTTATGGCCTGATCTTTTAAATGGTGCATACTCCACAGAAGAAATGCAGGATCTCCCGCCAATCGTAAGTAATAATGAATTTAAATCCATGGCCGAACAAGATTTTCCGATCCCTGAAAATGAAAAAGTGCTTGGATCTCCTGACTATCGAGTTCAAACTGCAAAATTCAGAGACAAGCAACTTAAGGACATAGACCCAGAAGAAATGGCAGAATACAGAGAAATTCTTATTAAGAGAACTACGCCTAAAAAAGAATGGGAAACAGAGCTAATTTCTTCTATGGGTATTTATCTAAGCGCGCTCGATCCGGCCATCTAATATATTAAATAGAATCAGTCAAAAATAATCGGGTATAGTCGATTTGTGTATGATGAAAGACTAGAAAGCTTAACATTTTTGTTGCATACCTTCATTCGTTCTGAAACCATAAAGGAAACTTAAGGGGGCAGAATGAATGCAGAAGCAATAATGGATCGGATCATTGAGCTTGAAAAAGAATTTCTAAAGCAAAAAATGATTAATCCTCGCTCTCTTTTTACAAAATCTATTCTTCAGACATACCTATTAAACGTAAGACTTCACAATCAAATGACCCCTAAAATAAGACGCTACAGTCCAGTAATCGCACCTAGTGAATGGCATCCAAAAACGCTAGAAGAATAATCTTGTAATTTTGTTGGTGATAATTTAATCTCTCTGAAAAAGAGGCTTTATGTTTATCATCGTTTTTACTATTTGTGCCAAAATGTCATGCAGTCCAATGGTTCACTCGCAGACGTTTAAAACTCTCCGAGCGTGTGAAGAGGTAAACCATTCTCTATTTATCTCTGGGGATTGCTTTCGAGTAAATCGAAAATAGTCGATAAGTTATTTAATATCTTCATTTTTTAGTTTTGATAAACTGTGCAATGAAGCCACCGAGAAGATCAATAAAAGACTCATCCAAGTTTAATTCAGTATGGCCCATTGATGTCATTATTGCGTGAGATAGCTCGTGACAAAGACTGTGAAAGATAACATCGTCAGGCAATTGTTGATCTCTAAGGTGAGTTGCTACAATAATTTCATTCATGGCGCTGTTGTAGGTTCCAAAACAATGCGCACCTGACCCGTCGGGGTGGGGAACATTTTTTTTGTATCTAACTTTTACAGTGTGTGGTCCAAGTTCAAATTTTTTTATTCTCATAGAATTTTACCTATCCATCGTCCATGTTTGTTTAAAATCATCGGAAGCAAACGAGGCCGGCCATGTAGAATTATACCGCATCCGATTAATGGCCGCTTAAATGTCGATTTGTTGTAAGCAAACGCCAGAGAGTTGTCATCGATCATGCATCCGACAACCATGGACCAGTACAGATCATTGGGATTTGCCCAATATTGAATATCAAAAACGCTATGATGGTGACCTTGCACAACAGACATTCCCATCGCTTGGGAAAGCTTTAGACCGTTCGCTGATTTGCCGTGTGTGAAATAGCATTTTCTTTTATCCGAAAGCGTGATGGTGAGTTCCATGTGCCAGCGCCATCCTTTAGGGGCCTCTAAGATCTCTCTGTACGACTTAAAAACGCTTCTAGGCAGGCCGTGATGTTTCCCTTTTCGATAGACGAGGGAGCCGTGATTAGACTCCAGAATATCGGCCTTAGGGAATAGTTTATAAATCGGCCGAAGGTGATCTATCGCTTTTTCGAGTTCAGCGCTCGCAGAAAATAAATCAGGATCAGAATCATGAAAAGAAATCGCATGTAGATCCGCCTCGTCGCCTGTTAAAATGACCCTGTCTGGCTTGAATTTTTTCTTGACTGCTTTTAAAAATGGAACGGTGTCTTGATGATAAAACGGTGCGTGTAAATCTGAAATGACTAGTACGCGCTGATTCATTATTGCCCTTTCATAAAGACTCTCTTACGATTGTCTAATGAAAGCTATTAGTAAACAAGTGTACCTCCAGTTCCCATTTATCCCGATCTCGGTTAACTCGATATGGAAGCAAGGAAACGGGCGAACGTACAAGCCTAGTAATGTTTCTGTGATGCAGCGAGACATTGAAATACTGACACGCGCTCAAACAAAAGGGGCCGGATATGATCTCACAAGAAACGGTGTTAAGGCTACGATCTCTTACTATTCAAAAAACTTCTACAACAAAGACGGCTCCATTAAGCAGCGAAAGCATGACTTGGATAACATGCAAAAAATTCTTCTGGATTCAGTTTGTAGCGTTTTGGGTTTTGATGATTCAAATATTACTGAGCTTGTTTTAAGTAAGCAAACATCTCTTGACCACGACCGAACTAATGTAATTTTTGAATTTTTATGATTAAACCGGAAGACATAAAACACATTATGTTCATGTCTTGCCTGAGAAAGAAAAGTCGTTCAAAAGAAGAAGCCGAAAAAATAGTAGACATTAAAGCAAGTCAAGGACACTTAATCTACTACTATAAGTGTAAGTTTTGCCTTTCGTATCACATGACATCGAAGCAATCTTCTGAAAATATTCTTGAAATTAAATAACTATTTCTTGATTGATTTCACTCGTTCAATGATGGCCCGAATCTTTTTGGCCAGAGACGTGTCGCCGGAAGTTTCGGCCTGAAGTAATTGTTGCTTGAGATTATCAAGAGACTTTAAAGCATCTTTCTTATTTTTAATACGAAGCCTTTTGACTCTAAAAGCTTAATTGATTCTTTGTCTGAAAACTTGTAGTGATCGCAAACCTGTTTCCACCCAGAGAAACAAATTCCAATCACTGTCTTGTCGCAAACTCTTCCACAGTAAACGAATCCATCGAGGGCCGGATCAATTCTAAGAGTTCTTAGCTCCAGAGGCTTCGATAAACGACTCTGCGATGATGCGCAGCTCGGATTCAAGATCATCAAGACGCTGATCAGAGCGAACGTCCAAAGGTTTTTCATATTCTTCGTTCCATTCTTTTTTTATTCTAATTACTCGGTCAAGATACTTTCTCCCCTCGATGCTATTCCAAAGCACAAGACCTTGATGAAGAACACCGAGGAGAGTAGTAAACACTACTTACCAGCTACTTTTTTGATGAGATTAACGACGAGTTGAAAGATAGAGTTTGACTTGATTGCTGGGATGAGGGCAAGTGCTTCGCTGATAGCTAGTGCTAGGCCAAGAAATACAAGTTTGTTTGCTACGATAATGTCCATTTTAAGACTCCTTATATGCCATAATTTGACAATGAAAATGCTCTCCAAAGCCTGAATTATGGTAAACGATTAAATTTTTCTCTCCAGTAGATGCTGAAACCGCGGCCCAGTCTTTGTAAACTTTCTCGAAGTGCTTTTCAAACTTTTCCCTGAACCATTGAGGCCAGTTTAAAGTTCTTACGTCCCACGCCCTGCCTTCAGAGTGCGACTTTGAAACTCTTTTGAGTTTCTCGTCCTCTAATGAGTCTGACATGATGTCGGTGATAACGTAATCCATCCCGTGGGACGAGCAATATTTCGCCATGTCTTCAGAGACAAGTTGTGCGCGGGCCCTAAGACTCTGATACTCTTTTAAAAGATCAGGGTGCTTAAATTCGGTGTGGAGCGGAACGATCATTTATTCATGCCTAGATTTTTATAGATCGAACATCCAGACTGGTTAAAGTCTTTCTTGCATCGAGCAGCGTCCTTGTTGACCTGAACCATATTGAGGGCGAGAGCGATAACGAAAAATAAAGCCATTAGATTCTCCTATTGAATATTTGAATAAAGTGATACGACTGCTCGCCACGTTCCTGTCCCTGCTATCGTCGTACCCGATGGCAACCAGTATCCGACCGCAACGGTAGTTCCGTGAGTTGAAGAAGAGAAAGCATTTCCATCAGGTGCTAAAGATGCTCCACTAGTAACGATAAGCTGATTTGCGCCCGTGTCCGTATTGTAATCAAGAACAGAGCCTGACAGGACAGTGTTCGAAGTTCCTCTAAGTGCCGTAGTCCCGCCAATCGTGAAAGTTCCAGTGCCCTCTACGTTTGCAACAACGTAGGCGTATTTTCCCGCGGGGATAGGGTAAGATGCAGTTTTAACCTCCACCGTTTCGGGTTGAAAATTAAAAGGGATAATGAACGGTGCAGACATTTATTCTCCATACACATTTAGCATGAATCTACTTAAGACTCCGCTGGTTGGCGTTATTGTTATGTCTAGGCGTAAAAAGTCGCCTACAGAAATATTCGTTTTTGTAACGTCGAAAACTTGGTTTACTGTTGCCTCATAATCGGCCGCAGTCGAAAAATCGATCTTGGGCTTTGTTGTGAAGATGCTCGTAAATGAAGATGAGTCCAAATCGGTTGTCGATCTAAGAATGTCAATCTCAAGAAATCCTGTAATCGTTCCGACTTCAAAAATTCGCACAAAGGCCGATGTGATCGTGAAACCTTGGGTTGCTTCATAGTATGTGAGCCCTGTTGCCGTCGAGAATGAGGATCCATTTAGAATCGTAAACTCCCAGACTTGCTTTCTATTTGCTGCGACTTCTACGTTATTTAAGCGCGTATCGAGATCATCAAGATTGTTTTTAACCTTCAGCCATAGTTCACGCTTGATCGCGCTCCCGACTGATATTGCTGCGTCTAAAATTGTGCTAAATGCCATAATTAACCTATGATGTTGCTTCCTAGATTGTCTTCTGTTAATGGATTCGGTGTCAATGTATCGTTATCCACAACGTACCCCCATCTAAGGCGCTCAGAATCGGTTGATGTTGAGTAATCATTAGCCCCGTCCTCTGATATGGATGGGACACGATTAAAAATCCCTCCTAGGTCATTTACGACGATCTCTGATTCTGTCGCGAGTCTTTTAACTCCTGTGACAATTCCAAGGCGTAGCTTGTCGCCGCCTGAAAACCTTTTAAATAACTTGTCGAAACTCACCCCTACTTTTTCGTTAACCTCGGCAAGATAGAGATTCATCTTTGATTTAATGGTTAGCTTGGTGCTCGGCATTGATTTAAAAAGTGCAAGCCTTTGCGCGATAGTTTGCGCGGCCTCTTCGTCGTAAAGGTAGACTGTTTTGTCTAGCGTGTTTACGATCTGGGTGTAATTGTCCACGAATCCAGAATTGTACTCTGTGACCTTTAGGGAGTTTTCACCCTCTATTTTAGAGGTAAATGGCGCGTACCTTACTATGATTCTGTTATAAATTTCTGTAATGGTATCAGCACTCCATGAAATAATGTCATCATCTCTTAGGTCGTAATAATCGAGCGGCTTAGTCGAGTTAAGGATTGAGTAACTTACTGATGACGATGAGTTTCCATAAAGCGAACCGAAAACCGATTCATTAATTTTGGTAAGTACATCCTTAATTTTGGGAATTACCCCCTCATATTCTGGCACAGCTAGAGACAATGTATAATCGCAGTCAGCATCCGCTTGGGTAAACGAGGCTTCGTTAACTGTCGCGAATCCTGCATCATTCATCACTAGATGACGAGCGGCCTGAGCAGCGGTCTTAATCCATCTTGTGCCATCATCGTAACCGTATGCCGTGACGGTGATAATGTCTTCGTCTGAAATATGCTTTACTGCTCTGTAAAGCAGTGATGTCGTCGCGGTTGTTCCGGCATATTCAACGCTTATAATAATCAGTTGCTCTCTAACATCAAGTATCCGATACCAGTCACCTTCGCCTGAAGTTATGGTGTTTTTCTTGATCCAGTCACCGGCCCTTAGTATGGTTTTAAGATCAGTAACCGAGGCCGTTGTTACGTTAAAGCTTCCGTTTGTGAAAGTGAAATTTATTCCGGCCAAGTTTTCCTCGGTCACATTAAACTCAGCATCTTCGTCAATAATCACGTCGCAATTATCGATCTCGTTGTCGTATGTCCAGTCTCTTTGAAAAACTAATTCTCTCGAACCGTAGTGCAGTTTCTGAATGGATGGACGGAAAATAATGTCGCCAACATTTGGGACAGGAGAGATTGAGGATGTTGTTACAACGGTATTCCCGCTAACTCTTAAAACGCTTGTCTTGACTGAATTAATCAGTAAAGTGTCGCCTTGTGAAAAATTATCCGGATTAGAAACCATGAACCTGTTCGACGAGACTACTGTAGTGATAGGCTCAAGAATATCGTAACATTTATGGCCGGAAACATTAAATCTTCTATTAACTTCTCGTCTGGGATAGGAAGGAATTAAAAATACGGGGGAGTCTGTAATTGTCTCGCTGGATTCTTTATTGATTTCTGCGGTGTACGCACCAGTAAATTCCTCTATCGAGAACTTGTACTCTTCATTGTTAAGGTAAAGTGTGAACTCGTCACCTCTGAACATTTTTTCAAATACAACATCCGAAAAAGTTACAATATTTGAACCTTGAGAAATGGAGGCGGTCCCATCGATCAAATATCCTTCCCCGATAGCGTCAAGTGGAATACATCTTAGACCATCAACCTTTCCGTAAATTCTTCGTTTTGGTTTTTCGATGAATGACTCTGGTACTGACCCTAGTCCTTCAGCATCAGACGCTGAAAATCTTGGGCAGACGATGTCGCTGTTAAGGCGAAAAACGAAATCTTTAATTCTGAACGTAACCGTGTCGCCAAAATCCTTAGACTCAATTAATCCATCGAATACTTGACGAGCTTCAGATATTGGCGTGGTCGGAAACCACATGTGGAATTTTGCAGGCTTATTTTCCCATAAAAGAGTATCGAAATACTCTCCCATGTAGTTATCGTTATTAATAATCGAAACTGACGAGTCTGACTCTAGGACAATTCCTGTACTTTCATCGTCTAATCTTTGTCCGAGATTTCCGATTGAGTCGATTCTTCCTTGCCATTCGACATCGTAACCACTTCCTAGATCGTGGGGTAGATTGATTGATGCTGTAGAAAAGAAAAACTTGTGCCGTATAGAAATATTTTTACTTACAGGATTCGCGCCATCGGTTTTTAAATAAAGCAATCCTGCTTGGTGGTCGTAAAAAAAATGATTATTGAGCGTTGGTATTGATGCGTCTTGGGTTAATTTAACTCCGTCTGATCTTACCTCTGAAACAAATAAAGGAACTGTTCTTTTATAAACTCCAGACCCATGAAGCTCGAAAACCTTAGCGATAGCATCGGCCTCTAATGTAACGAGGGTGATTTTTTCGCTTCGTGGTTTTAGCGATTCTTCTTCGAAGGTCATTTATGCCTTAAAAATAAGGGTTAAAACGCTCGCGATGGCCGAGGCAATTCCGGCAACTTTCAATTTCAGTGTTGTCATTTCTTTTTGGATATCTTTAACATCTTCCTTGATCTCTCTTAGTTCGGACAATAGATGGGCCCGCCACTCTTGCTCGTTTCTCATGGTGAAGCCGCTAGGCAAGCGATGTGTACGTTTCTGCATGTTCCAGCGCCCCCGTCGTTTCTTATCGTAAAAGTAAGAGTGGTCGATGTCCATGCTAGGCCCTGAACTGCAAAAATATTTGCAACTGCAGAGGTGATTTGAACGACGCATACTTGAGGCGCGCTTGGAAGTCCGGTAAATGTTGCCGAATGAGAACCAGAGCTGCATGATCCGGCCGTAATGATTGATCCTCCAAAATTTCCAGTGATAGATCCTGCGCTAGACATGGCTGCCCCGAACCAAATCGGATTAGTAACGCCCGTAACCTTAACTACTGTTGTTGGTACAGAGGTGCTCGCCCATGCGCTCGCACCGTTCCTAAACTCGACTGCGTCCGTGGTTGTATTGTAAACACAGTCAGACTGTGTTGGTGTTAGCGCATCTCTTTGTGTCGAATTCATTAAAGGACATGGCTTGAAAGCGTTGGTTGTTGATGATGCTACAAATTTTCCAGTAAAAGTTTTAGTACCAGCTATCGATTCGTTCCCTGTTAGGTGTACGTTTGTCGCATCATGGGTTGTGATGGCCCCGTCAGTGTACGCCGTTGATGCTGCTTTCGTATCATTACTTAATGCCGTGGCGGTCGGGATAATTGGCGAGGAGGTGAATGTTTTTATATCTGCGATTGATTGAGCGCCCGAAGTTTTTACCGTTACTCCATCAAGGGCCGCAAGATCATCCGAAACGGTCTGAATATTCACTGCATTTAAATCTAATTGATCCTGAATCGAGCTAGTGACATCGAGATAATCTAAAGTCGTTTTGCTTACGGCCGAAGATCGAACCTTTCCTGATGCGTCAGTGTACAAAACCTTTTCTGTAGATTCATTAGGAAGACCCAGCAAGTTTACATTCAGCTTAGAGTAAGTCTGTTGAGCGAAGGCTTTATGGAAACTGATAATACAGATAAGTAAAAAGATTAATTTCATACGATGATTCTCACGGCGTAAAGTTTGAGTTTTGTTTCTGTATGTCCGGCCTGATTTCCCGTCTGGTAGTTTAGGTTATTCCCAGAGATTGATAGGATAACGTCTTGGCCATTCACAATTGAGTCTTGAAGAAGCTCGTCGCCTTGGTGATTCCCGATATTCATTTCCCAAGATGTATTATGGGTTAGCATAATGGTTCCGGTCTGCCTGTACGTTGATGATCCTGCGCGAGTGAGTTCGAAAGAGTAAAAAACGCTCTTGTAAACAAGAGGAAGTAAGGTCGTTACTGTTCCGGTTGTGTTGTTTGAAAGAGTGAAAGGCTCTTGATCCGCACCTTGAACATTCGGGGACGATGCGCTTGCAGCACCATCAATAAAAGAAACTATTCTAGTCATTCTACGCCTCTTTTATATACCTTTATTCTCATTGCGAGAGGGTTCTCTGAGTCGTCTATCGGGGTATATCCAAGCTCGTTATTTAAATCTTCGAACTGTTTGACCCATGCGATAAACGCGCCACTAGAGTAAGTGTAACCGCTTGAAGTTAGTTTTGCAGTATAGCTTCCGGACGTTAAAGGGAGTGGGGCTGATGGGATAATCGGATAAAATGCATGAATGTAATTATCTGTCGTGCTCATCGCTGTCTTGATTTGAGCGCATGAAAATGTCGAGGTGAATATAACGCCTTGAGTGCTGCTTAGCGAAAAAGTAAATGTCCCAGATGGTGTATTATGAATGTAAAGATATGGAGAAATTGCACCGATGGAATAGCGCTCAAACGATAGCGTGAAATTATGCGACAATTCCGTATAAAGCGGCTCGGCCAGTAGCGTAGTCACAGTGCCTCTTCGAGTGAAATTGAGATTGAGTAACGATTAAATGATGTATTTGTAATCGTCGGAACGTCTTTAAAGAAGAACATACCTGAGAATCTTTCCTTGTTATTAATAACATCAGCACATTCCATACTCATGAAGAACGGCTTGGATTTTCCTTTCAGGTCATACAGTTCAAAAAACTGATCGAGCTGGTCTTTGCTTAGCATCTTGACCGAGAAACTTATTTCTTTTTGTCTCGATACAATGTCCGAGAATTTTTGTCCGTACCTGTTCTGTTTTGTCGAAACGATCTCGTCGTCTTTGAATGACCAGCCAAAAGAAAAACACCGATTCATATCGATAGCTTTTCCGATGAAAATCTTAGAGAGTTCGCAATATCCAAGGGTTGAAGCGAGATTAATCCTAACGAAGCGGTAGTTTTGAAGTGAAAACGACTTAAAACCCATGCCGTGAACTGTAGAAAACGTGATCGATTCCGTATGTGCAGGGCTCGTGAAATTTGAGGTCGCACTAAAATCAACCGATACTGTCGTGATTCCGAACCCGTCTCTAGGTGAATCAACCAAGAAAATAGAATCAATCTCAGATGTTTCTTGTAGGTCGAGAATAATCGAATCCGTGTTTGTTGTGGATCTGAAAACTTTTGTCCTACGATAATCCTTAAGATTTTCAGCAGGAAATAGCGCGTTCTCCGTTGATGGTGTAAATTCGGCTTGATCGACTAAGTTGGTTGAATAAAATAATAAGCTCATGCTAAACGGAACCCGCCTTTTATTTGTGACCTTACTGCTCGTGCCACCTCGCGCCCATCAATCTGAACCACGATTTCACCACCTGACGATGCTCCGTTATTAATAAAGTCGAATAGATTTTTTTGCTGATCGGCATTTAACACCATTTCGCCAGTTCTGACCGTGGCTAGCTTGTTATCTTGACCGCGAGTTGCCCCGTCGGTTGAGCCAATTACGCCGCCTTCAGCGAATCCTTTAACTCCTGCAATCTTGGATACGTTTAATGCCGCTGCTGCACCTACGGCCGCTGCTGCTGCAAAAGAAAAAGGAGGTGGAATCGTGGCAAGTGTTAACTGAACCGCTCTAATACCGTCAATTGTAGCACTTGTAATCGCTGCGGCCTTACCAAGTGCAGCCGCTGTTTTATTTGAAGATTGTTGAAGTGTTGAGATTTGTCCTAGGGTAGTCTGAACGGTAGCAACCCTCTCTTCAGATGTCTGATCTTCCCATTTTTTATACTTAGTGCCCTCTGCTTTTTGTGCGGCCTTTTGATTCTTATCTAGTTCTACAATCTTTTTTCCCGTTGCTGTTTTTATAGCAATAAGTCTTTCCGCTGCGATTCTTTCTTCTTCGGCTGCTTGGATTGGACCACCAGTAATAGCGGCTTTTTCTAGTGCGAACTGGGTTTCAATGTCTTTTTTGCGTGTCTCGTAAGCAAAGAGTCTTTCGATCTCAGCCTCTTGTCTGGCAATATCGTTTGTGATAGCAAGGTTAGCGGCCTCTGCTTTGAAGTTTTCCTCTTCAAGAACGGCCGTCTCTCTCAGCATTGCAATATTTGCGTATTTTTCTTTAATCTGCTTTTCGGCCTCAGTTAGTGCGATTACTTGAGGATTGCTTGAAGCGGTAGTGGTGGCACCGCTTGCGTTTTCAGCTTTTGCTTTGTCTGCCTGAAGGTCTCTTAGTGCCTGTCTTTCTGACAGTATAGCCGAAAGTCTTGCCTCTAGTGCTTTTTTTGCCTGAGATTCAGAACCATCTTGAGTCTTGTTGTATTCAGCAATTCTATCAACAACATTGTTGTATTCGTTTGCAAGATCACTAAGCTTGTTTTTATTTTCATCTAAAGATTTAGTACTTGAACCAATAATATTTTTAAATAATAGTGCTGATTTTCCGGCCGCATCAATTAACGGAATAAACTTTTCACCAATCGTTATTACAAGTGAGTTAAAAGAATTTCCAGATGTGTCGAGTTTAAAATCTAAGCTCTCTCTAATGACTTTCGATGCTCTAGCAGCTTCGCCTTGAGAGTTGGTAACTCTATCAACCACAGCACCGTATTCAGAAAACTGACTTGTAGCAATTGCAATGATCGCATTAGCTGCGCGCTGATCTCCAAAAAGCTGTCTAAGAGAAGCTACGTTTCCGTTGGTTTTCTCAGATACTTCCTGCAAGAATCCGACAAGGCCTTTCGATTGTAGTGCTGCTTGATTGAATGAAATTCCTAATCTAAGGGCTTCTCTCTGAGCTTCTTGAGAAGGCTTTGAAACCTCGTTAAGAATACCCGCAAGACCCGTGACCGCTTGCTCTGTAGTGACTGATCGCTGATTTAAGAATGCAAGTGTACCGCCAAGCTCTCCGATAGAAACGCCGGACTGTGCTGCTACGTTAGTAACCCGACCGACTGTAGAGGCGAGCTCTTCGAACTTGATACCTGAAACCTGAGTGACTGCGACTAATGTGTCAGTAACCTGAGCGGCTGTTGTTCCGCTTGTAGCGTATGCGTTAAACGTACTCGTGATTAATCGTGAAGCAGTATTCAAATCAACCAAGCCGGAAAGTGCAGCATCGTTTGCAGACTTTAGAATCTTCGCCGCTGTCGCCGTATCCTCGATACCGTTAGAAACCGCCTCAAAGAAGCCCTTGGCTTGGGCTTCTGCACTTGTACCGTATCTTTCTGAGAGCTGTGCCAAGGCCTTTTCTTGGTCTTTAGTAAGCTTGGTATTTGCAGGGAGAACTGAATTGATTTCTGAAATAGAACGGGAAAATTTTGCCGCTTCTGTGACTGTGCTTCGCAGGGTTGCTGCAATCCCTGCGAATCCTACAAAGCTTCCAACATTTCTAAGCGTTGTTGTTACACCAGCAATAGACTCACTGAGAGACTTTGCTCTTTTTTCATTGGCCTCTAGAGACTTTGCGAGAGAGTCTTCGATAACCTTAAGTCTAAAATCAATGCTTTCTGCCACTTTCTCTTTCCTCTCTGATCCATGAGAAGATCATTGCTTTATCAAAAGGAATCTCTTTAGCGGTCACTGTCATCCCGAGGCTAATCACACTTTTAAAGTCTAAGTAATCCTCGATGTCCTGATAAATAGAGACTACGCATTTTGCAGTATTCTCATCAGTCAGTTCCGCAACTTCTTTCTCGCTCAGTCCCGAAGAGTATGCATTTAAAGCATCTCTTACATGGGCTTTTTTGCGAGGGCCTCGATTAGTCTGTCGAGAATTTTTTCCGCAATTTCCATCATCGGAGAAAGCATCTCGTCGCCGAGCTTATTTAATTCCTCGAACGTCTTAACTTCCATCTCTGAATAGTCGAGAAGGTCTTGTGCCATTTCCATGACAACGATTTTCGCGTCAAGAATGTCGCCCTCAGCGAAAGCTCTACGCGCAACCTTTAAGAGTTTTGCGTTTTCGAGGATTGTTGGGGACCGCCATTTAAGCGATCCCTTCGATGTTTTAACTGAGTTCAAAAAAACCTCTTATTAAATAAGATTGAAGTACACATCTTTCTCGGTGCTCGTAACGTATCCAGTGAGAGTTAAGTTCACTTGAATGAATGAGTCACCTGAAGTCGTGTATGATGATACTGTACATTTTTGAAGATAGAAGTTAGCGCATTTTCCCGCAACCCAATTCCCGCCAGTTTTAGGACCGACGTTCATCATCGCGCTGATACCTGAGTTCTTAAGAAGCGCATCAAGAAGAACAACATCATGTTTTTTAAGCACGGCCGAAACTTCCATCGTTGCCGATCTTGAGAAAGGAATTTTTTCAAGGATACCTGATTCTTCACAAATACAGTCAACGTCTTCAACCTCTTTCGAGACTGTAACGGCAACCGTTTGAGCGCAGAAGCAAATATTGTCAGACTGATTTCCGATGAAAAGCTCAGCGCCTTTAACAACGATTTTATTATCAGCATCGTAAGCTGGAGAATAAGGAACTGCGTAAGATTGTTCACTGTCTGAAGTGTATGAAACCGCACCAGTATCATCAGCAGCAACCAAGAAGCCGAGTGTCACCCCGATAGAGTTCGCAGCGTTTGTACCAGAGTTCCACAAAAGGGAAAGAACGGTACTTGTAGAAGCGATCGTGAATCGGCCAGTAACTGAAGAGAATACACAAGTGTAGTCTTCTGTGCTTGATGCGTTCAATGCAGAAGCGATTGCGTCAGCGAGTTCGATTGGAGTTTTATAAATCTTTTCAGCGATTGATACGGCAATCGTTCCAGTATCGTCAGTAAGGTCAATAAACTTATTTGTCGCTGCGATTGTTACCGGATTGAAGTAGTATCCAGTTCCTTCGAAAGAAAACTCAACTTCTCCGAATCCGTTTGCATCCATAGTGAAAGATGCTTCTGTAACTGTGTTTCCTACAGAAACTTCTTTAGCAAATCCGCTTCCCAAATATTTAGAAGTAGAGAAAGTGGGATGTCCCTGAGCTACAGGGAGGTAGGTAATAGCTTTACCAAGGCCCACCCCGCTTGCTGGAGCAGAGTCCAGTGCGAAGTTTACGATCAGATCGTTCCCTGAGATGGATGCTACGTTAACGATTTTGTATCCGTTTGCTTTCTTAACAAGAAGTGCTTGACCTTGAATAAACTGAGTACCGTCTGCAACTTTAATAATCGCAGTCGTTGAAGATGATGCAGTTACGCGCTCAGTACCTACGATATTTTTAGAACCGAAAAGTGATTCATACAAGATACCGACTTCTGGCTCTTGACCCTCAACGCCTGAATGTTTCAAGTATGCTGAGTGAGATCCAGAAACAACCTCTTTACCTGTTGCTGATTTTGATGCACCAATATCGTTTACAAGCTCGTCTGATTCAAGCTGTTCAGGCTCGTAAGTAAGTTCATTCCCCGGCCGCAACGGAACAAAGTCCGCGCCTGATGCAGGAGGTGCGTAGACACCGGCCGTAGATTCTTCTTTTAATGCGAACACGGAAGCTCTTGAGAGACCTACAGACATATAAACTCCTTAAATTGATTCACTGATAATGATATTAAAATCCACTTGAGCGGTTAGAAATTTTTCTTCGCCCGATGTTAACTCTGTAATTCCTGACAATGGGGAAACGTCGATCCTGTCAATGTCAGATGCCACGCCCAATTCATCCGGTGAATGCAAGAGCGAGGCTAAGGACTGTTGATCTTCCATGATCGCCATGTTCACGGCATCGAATCCGTCTTCCTTTCCATTTAATGATACGAACTGTTTAACCAACACGATAGATAGCGATCTAGACAGCGTTAAACTGCAATATTCAGCGTCTTCGCGAGATGCCTCATTGACTATGATACCCCAAGAGTTTCTCAGAATAAGGGCAGGATTCGAAAGAATGTCGTTTGCATTGTGCATACGGGTCTTCGAAGGAAAAAGAGTGTTTACCTCAAAAATAAGGGCCGTGTACGCGGTAGAAATCTTACTCATCTCGATAACCACCCTTGAGATTCTGAAACCTCATAATGGTCAACGATGCCATTACTGTTTGTGTCTAAAATGAATTTTGAGAGATCGCATCTTTGCTTATATTCAGCGCGAGCACTGTCTCTTTGGGAAAGATAGTCGTTACCGAATGCGTTATAGATAATCTCTGCAGTTTTGCAAACAGATGCCGGAAGCAAAAGATTGTACTCTAAAATCTGCTCAGGTCCGATGATGACGTTTCTTCTTTTTAAATCCTGAATGATTAACTCAGCGGCCTTCACATGTTGTTCTTCCCAAGATGTTTTTCCGGCCTTAAATGCCAGCATAAAGGATGAGTCATTAAAGATTGGAAATTCTGATAATAGGTCCGAATCGGTTGAGAACAAATTCCCGATCCATAGCAATTCAATCGCAGCAGTTAATGAAGCAGAAAACTTGATCTTGATCCAATACTTGTCGTAAACCTTGATAGACGAAAGATCAGTAATCTCGTTCCCGTTATCATTAGTGTCGTCTCGCATCCAAGCTTCGTCGCGATCAGGAGTAAACTCGACCATTCCAGAATTTGAAAGTGCGTCTGTGTAATCGTTAACATGAACCGAACTGATCCAATCCTCTCCATTCCAATACTGAACTGACATGACCGAGCTTTCAGTGTTTAAAACAGTGCCCATTTTTAAGTAAAAATGATTCATCGGAAAATCTACCGCTAAGTAAATTGCGTCCGTTGATGCAATCGTCGCAAGTGTTGCTCCAGAAGTGTAGGAGTTAAGCTCTTTTGAAACCTCGGAAACGGCCGACCCTGACTTGATAAAAATTCTCATTTTAGTCCTAGAAATTTAGCTACAGTTAAAAGCTTCTGTACAAATGCGCCGAATGTTCCGGCAGTGTTATTGGTTGCGAGATCTGCTTCCCATGGGTTACCTGTTGATGCACTATTAAGTTTCTCACCAGTAGAGCCTGCTGTTAAGTGGTCTGAATTAACCTCTTCCCAAACGGCATCTGCTATCTCTTCAGCAGTTGGCCCTGATCCTCCACCGCCTCCGGTAGGGGCCTGCTCTAGGGCCTTAGTCGTAAACCGTAAACCATCCGAGATTTCAGTAAGCGTATCCAGCTTTGAAAGAGTCGCTTGCTCTGACGGTGAAAGACCTGATCCTGTAGCAAATGATACCACTAGGTCAGGGTTAGAGAATATAGTTCCCCCTGTTGTGTCAATAAGGGTAACTGTCTGGCCAGTAACAGAGTCTCGCCCCCATCCTCCAGTTATAACGAGAGGTGCAGTCGGAGAACTTACGTTTTTAATTTTAAAGTTTTCGAGAATATAGTTTGCTGAATCTACCGCTGTGATAAATCTTCCTTCATCTCTTATACCTTCTTCAGAGAACAACCATGCTGTCTCGTAAGCGTAGATGTCTGCCCACGAGAATGTACCGTCATCTGCTTCAATCAAAAGAGCTGAATCGTTAATAGCAATACCAACAACACTAAAACCATCCACCAAGTTAGCAACGTAAATATCATCAATGACAGGTGTTACACTTCGAGTTAGTCCGTTGACTGTTACGTTGTCGGTAAACTCTATAAACTCGTCGGCTGTTACAGCAGTTGCGTACATCACTCTCACCATCAACAAATAGTCATCAGCGTAAGGTGCAGAGTAAGATAGTGAAGTTCCTGCTACAACTTCGTTAAAGAGTTCCACACTGTTTGTAACATCGTAGAGGAAAACTCTTGAACCAGCCCTGAGACCATTGATTGTAATGGTAGCTGTGTCTAACGGATAGAGTGCTGCTGACTGTGTGGCCAATGTAGATTCTGTGCTTACTCTAATGTAAGTCAAAGCGTTCGCTGCGTTTGCAGTTGTAACCGTTGCTCTGATTTTTAACTTAACACCCTGTACAGGGTCTAGTGTTTCAGCAAAAAGATTTGCAGCGTTTAAAGTTTTGTAAACTGCGGTGAATCCTGCACCAGTATCGAGGTCATACTCAAACGTAAAGTTACCTGAGTTTGTAGCAGTTATCGTTGGTGCAATGTTAGCGAATCTCGTGTGGCCAATAGCGAAGTAATCCATGGTGAAAATGATTTGATCACCAAGGTTAGGCATGGCAATGTTGCCAGCGGAAGTGAAACCTGCACCTACTCCCAATGATACCGCTTGGTATTGAGAAGCTGAGAAAGCTGTAGGCTCGTTAAAGGCAAGCCATATTCTGCCTGCTGTATCTGACTCGAACATGTCGAACCAGTGTGAACCGTAGCAGGATGCTTGACCTGTTACAGAGCTTGAAGCCGCACGAATCCCTCTCATAGAAGTATTTAAACCGGCAGAAACGATTGATCCTGTAGTTCCTGCGCAGTTATCTAAAATAATATTTTTAGAAAAGTTTGGAATAGAAACAAGGTTTGTTCTTGTTGCTGTTAAAAATATTCTTTGGAGTCTTATCCCGTCATTACCACCAGTATCACTATAGAGGAGGCCAGTTGCGTTTGTGGATCCACCGACACTAGAGGTAAGAGTTCCTGCATTTCTTATTGTGCAGTTACTTGAGTTTGAAGAAGAAATAATTGATGTATAGGGATGTGTTTCAGGGAATGATCCGTTTAGCCCAATCGTAATGCCGTCAAAAGTTATATTGTCAGATGATGAGAGCAACCTAATTAAATCCTTCGGGCCAGTAGAGTTTGTGTTGCCTAATATTCTGTCTGAATAGTCAAGATCATTAAATGTGATTCCTTGACAGGTCGTCACCGTAACCCCAAGAGCAAAAAGCTTGATGTTGTTAAACGTGCTAGACCTTGCTTGGTTAAGCGCAAATGCCCCGCTGCTTCTTGCATACTGAATAACGTAAGCCTCGACGTTATTAAAAACATAGTTTGATGAAAGTGAAACGCTTACGGTGTGTCCGTTTGCGGTTGACGGGCCCCTTGCAAACTTACAGTCCTCTACCGTTCCGCCAAGAGGATTTAAGTTAAAGCTTAGTGGAATGTTAGAGGCCGTTAAATAAGAAGATATTGCGCAATTAAGAATATCTGTTGGCGATGCCTCGTTTACCGAAATGTGCGTGTCAAAAGTTGCGCAATGATGCATCCTTACTAGAAATGCTCCCGAAAAATTGTGATACCAATCGTTCATGAAGTATTCAAAATTAATTTCACCCGCACTTGTAGTCGCAAAGTCTGGCCTTGTCGCTAGTGTTGCGCTTGGTTCAAGTGATACGGCACCTGAAGCTGCTGCTGCTTGCCTTCCGAGAATGTTAGGAATTCTTATTTTACAACCTGAAGGAGGGATGAACCCCATTGTGTTCGTACCGTCACCACCAACTCGCACAACTCCGTTACCAGCGGTGTAACAAAACTTTGATCGTTGGTCAGTACCAAGGTTAGCGGTTAAGAAGAAAGAAATGGGTAGGCAAGGGTACTTCTCATACACTCCACTTGCTGGAGCTGTCTCGATCCACAAGCATGGAACGTGAACACCAGCACCGCCGCCGTTCGTAGGTGTCTGAATAGACTGTGATGCTGTTCCGTCTGTTGTCTGAGGTAATTCATACCATGTGCCGCGAGTTCTATAGAATCCTAGTCGTGGAATTGTATTGATTGCAAGCTGAGATTGAACAACTTCTAGCCATGAAGATGTGTCTGCGCCTGTAGCACTGGCAGAAATTCCACCAAGAGCACCGGCTGCAAATGACCCGCCTGTGACTTCTCTAAATTTTAAAAATCCTGTTGATGGCATTGCTGCACCCACAGCGGCCGGAGCACTGGCAAGGTTAGCCCACACCCCCAAGAGGTAGCCAGTAACTCCACCCTGAGTGACAGATGTACCGATCGCAGGAACCACACCTGCACCAGAGTTAAACCAGACCTCACGAATGTTTCTCCCGTCAATTAATATACCACCACCAAGAGTAGGGGAAACTGTTATGTTACCGAACGTTCCGGTCATGGATGCTGGAGCGTTGGCATGTACTCGGGTGTCTGTTCTCACGGTAAGTACACCACCGTTCAATGCCCAAACTTCCGACTGAGTTCTTGCGACTCCGCTATCTAGGAAAGTGTTTGTGGTAATCGTTGCCATTTATTACCTTGGTGCGTAGGCAAGAGAAGCGCGGGCCGCCCATGCATCTGCGTATGTTAAGACTGATGGATTGTTTTCTATGTTTGCGTAACGGATTGCAAGGCCAGAGGTTTCGTCAATGCGTTGAACTTCCCAGTCTGTGCCGTTTGATTTTCCGATATATGTTAAGGGGGCCGCTTCCGCTAAATCGTTTGTAGAGAATTCTGCGGATGAATCATTGATCCCACCCTCTACAATTACGCCAACTGCCGTTCCGCTTGGACCGTCCCTGAATTTATCAAACTCTCTAGAATTGATATTAGGACTAAGTGGCATTTAACCTCAAAAAGCCCCTCCGAAGAGGGGCATCTTTAATTAAGCTTGAGCGATTTCGAAAATGAATTCAATTTTACCAGCAGTAAGTGCAGCAGTAGCAACACCCATGTTGATAACTTCTCCGGCAGCAAGCTTTACGGCCGCTGCTGACTCTGAAGCATAGAATGAATTAAGTGTGAAAGTAGCGATTGCCTCAGTAGAGATGAACTGAACTCCAGAAGCACCTTTTCCGAGATCGATAGTGGCCGAACCGCCAGAAGTTGGAGCGACAAGAATGTGCGCGCCAATGCAACGAACGAGAACATCACCGTCAGCAGTAAGAACTGTATTATCTTCTACTTCTCCGCCTTCTTGTGCGAAATCATAGATAACTCTTACTACTTCGACTGTATTGCTAAATGGTGCTCCGACCGTTTTAGCTGCTTTTAGAACCGCCATTTGATTACTCCTGTTTAATTTTTCTAACTAGTTTTTTTTCTGTAACAATAACTGCAACGTGATTTTTCCCGTCATGGTAAATCTGGATAATCTCAACCGGACAACGAATGTCCTGAATCATCTGCAAGAGCCCCTGAGAGGTTTTACTCTCAAGGGTTACAGCATTCTTGTATTTGTTAAGACTAAATCCAAACTTCATTACGCGTTATAGTTCACAATATGCTTAACTGCGCCCTGAATCCCAAGACCAGCACCACACACGAACTCAGCAGTAAGCAAGTAACCGCGCTGCTTGTTGGCGTGAAGATCAGAAATCTTAATCATCGGCTGCTGTTGCATAACGAGATACATAAAGTCCGGCTGGAACATGAGAGCGAGATCAGATGTTGCTGCAGTCGGGCTCAATTGAGACATTGCATCTGAGTTATCTTCGAGGATGTTGAAACCGAAACGATTGAACGGCTTTTTACCGCCAATAGTTGGAAGGTCTGAACCAACAAAGTCAGAGCTAACGAGAGTAGCAGCACTCAGGAAATCGTTATAGAAAGACGGGTCAAGAAGTGCCCACCATCCACCTTCAGAAGACCACTTAGCTTGAGAAGCAAGAAGTCTGTTAGAAAGCACACGAGCAGCGTTGAAATCTGTTACTGATGCAATTGAATGATCAGGAGCAGAAGTTGACGGTGCTACTTTACCGTAAAGGAATTTATTAAGGTTCAATTCGAGAGACTTATTAAGTCCTGCGCGAATCTTAGACTTGCCTTCAGGGCTTCCGAGTTGAGTTTGAAGATCGATCAAAGAATCAAGCTCGTAAGTAGCTTCGATGATAGTATCAGCAACAACAGCAACACGTTGAGTTTTCAACTTCTCAGAAGAGTAGTTTTGGTGATCTACGCCGATTGTCTTGATTGATCCATCTGGAGTTTCAACCATAGAGATATAAACAGTGTCGCCAGCTTGTTTAATTTCTCCATCGTAATCTTTAGATACGAGAGTAGGAAGAATTGCCATTTCTTTTAGCTCATCAACCATCATTGGGGCCCAGAATTTTTGAACTTGATTTGAAAGTTCCTGTACCAGAGTCGCGCTCATTTAGAGTCCTTTGTTTATCGTTTTACGTCTTTTAGTCTTTTACGCTTTTCATCGAGAGGGAGTTTAGCCCAATCATCATAAGACAACGATGAAGCTGGCGAAGGGGCATCGCTAGGGAGTTTCCCACTTTTCTTGGCCAGAAGTTCTGGAAAGTTTTTAACGAAGTCGCTCGCAACCTTTTTAGCAATGTTGCGGTCAATGTCGTTTGTGGCCTCATCAACAGGGATTGATGTAAGATCCACGAAATCCCAATACTCAGGCTTTGCCAGTGGCGCACCTAGTTCTTGCATCACAACGTCAATCTTCCGAAGTGCAAGTTCTTTCTGTTCTTTTGCTTTTAGTTTGTCTGCGAGTTCGCTGTTAGATTTCTGCCCATCTTCCCAGAGTTTTTTGTATTCACCCTGTTGTTTAAGAGCTTCTTCCTGTTTGGCGCGGTTCTCACTTTCAATTTTTTCAAGACGAGCTTTGAGATCAGCATTTTCCTGCGCAATCTTTTTCTTCTCATCTTTCAAAGCTAAGAAAGCCTTGTCTTCTTTTGGTGGCACCGCCGCCGAATCAGGAACACCGTTCGCTGATGTGTCGTCTGTCATTTTTAATCCTCTATTACGATTGACACCATGTCAACCTATGCATTCTTTTTGATAAAATCCGATAAGTAATCCTCGTAACGCTCTCTAGCGAACTGTCGAATCTGCTTATCCTCTAATGGTGAGAGTTTTAAAAACTCCCTGCCTTGCTTTTCTTGATAGTCGCGAATCTGATTGTTGGTCATTCCTTCGCCGCCGCCGCCTAGCGCCTGATATCTTTTCTTGTTATTGATCTTAATAAAAAATCTCGTTCCTGAAACCCTAAGGTACAGTGCTTTTAAAAGTTGCCCCGTGGCCGTTAGGTTTGATTTTGCAGGACTTGTTTCGTCATCGAGAAAAGATGCCCATCTTCTTCTGAATGCAATGTATTTTCCGCTTAGCTTTTTGAGTGGCCCGTTTGTACCGCCGCCCTCGCGTGTGCGAATCTCGACTAAACGATAAGCAACATCAGCGGTTTCTTCTGTAACCTGTAAGCTAACAGCTTTTAATCTGCGTCCGTATTTAAGTCTAAAGTCTCTAATTTTTTGCTCTGGAGTCATTCGCCTCCTGTATCTAGGCCGGATTTAATCGCTATGCTTTCGTCTACAATCTCTCCATTCTTGATAGCGTTTACTCTTTCTTGACGCGCTTCTTTATCTCTGATGGGGTAGTCTTTAAGAATCGTTCTGAGGTCTGACTTTGTAATACCTAGAAAGTTTCGGCCTTTTGTAACAGGTCGATCATTACCGTACGTTCCCAGCACGTTACCCTCAACCTTTCCGACTACATCTGAATCACCGTTGTATCCGATGCGAATTAATCCGTTTGGAGTCTTAAGAAGCGACATCTCGAAAAGCATTTCCTCGCTGAGTTTAAGATCGACATTTGTCTGCCCTTTTTCTTTAGCGTATGCCTTTGAGTATTTCTGAAACTTTCTGTTCCCTTTATCTAGGCCGCTTTCAGTGCGAGAGATAACATAATCAATTATCTCCGCAGCTATAGCCCGCCTCTCTTCAGGCGTGTAATCCTTAGGAATAGAAACCTCGAAATAAGGTTTAAACTTGGCCATTCACTCCCTGCTGTTCAGGTAGTTCAGTCACGTTCTCGTCATCGATTGCCAAAATCTCTTCGTCGATTTCTGTTTCTGACATTTCTGGGTTGAGCTCCATCATCGCTTTTTTGCGAGACTTAAACCCTGCATCAACTTCTGTTTTCTTTTCGTTGATTACGTCGATCTTGTTACGTTTTGGTTGTGGCTCAGGGAAAATGATTTGAATATCAAAATCTTCTGAAAGTTTACCCATCCCTGATATTTCACCTTGAGCGAGCCATTCGTTGTGGATCTTCACCATTTTCTTCCAGAATGTTCTCTCTTCGCGCTCGAAGTTTTGGATGGATTCTTTTACGACCTTATAAACATCCATCTCGTCAATGATCTTAGCGATTCCCGATGCTGAATTGCCAGCGTCGATACTTCCGATTGATCCAACGCGAATACCCTTGGTCTCAAGCCATAGAACGAATGTAGTGATGATGAAATTTAAAACCTTGTCGATATCCGCTTCGGGTTTAATTGTCCCGATAGATGGTTTAGCGTCCGGACGAGATGCGTCTGACTTAAAATTCCATAATGCGTTCGGGGCCATTACGATGTTGTCCATTGATAGATCAATTCCGTAAATAATTGAGAAACATTGAAACATCGACACGCCCGAAAGGTCTGACATGAACACAGAAATTAGTTTCGCCATTGATACGATGTCCGTATCTTGAACAGGTAGAAGCTCATTCTCTGATCGTTTACCATATAAAAGCGGGATGACTTCAAAAGGGTTCACGCCATCGTTACCCTCAAGTGCGGAATCGATGGTTTTCCCGTTAGCATCGAATGCGTCAAATGCTTCGTTGGTGTAAACGTAATAGCACTCTACATTATTTCCAAGCATGTCTTGTTTGTTTGTTATCTTAATGAAAACCGTTTCTGTAGTCGGGTCTTTTGTGTTGTCCGAGTAAACGATAAAGCGATCAAACGGCATGACTCTGCATTTCGGCTGCCCCTGATCTACATAGGGCTCCATTCCGTAACCTTTAAACATCGCACAATATTGATCGGCCGATGCAAACTTCTGGTTCAGCGCCATCTCGCGAACGTAGTAATCAACAACCTCTTGATCGGATTCGTTTTTACAGATTCGTTTAGGAGGATTTTCGTAAGCCGAAGAAACCTTTTTGACGTATCTCTCGAGCACGTTAACTGGAACAATTCGCTCTTTGATTTTGTTGTAGTAGTTCGCTGAAAGCGTTTTCTCTAAAACATCCGTAACATAAGGAAGCAAGTTACCTGTGAAGATGTCGTAAACAACGTGGTTTCTTTCAAGGTAGTCTTTATGATCGCGAACGTACTGGATGATTTCTTGCCTAGTTGGTTTCATTTTGTCCTATAGGATGGTAGTTGATGACTTCTCTTGTTCAGGACGTAACGGGTCGAGTGCCCAGCACCAGTACCCCAATGCGTCCGAAATATGGGTCAACATGGTATCGGTTTTCTGGTCAAGTACGCCGTCCTTCCATGAAACCTTTTCTAGGTCTGCTATTAATTTACCGCATGATTTATCGATTATTAACCTATCCTCGCGAAGGAGGCGGTTCACGTTGTTAACTCGATCTACAACCAGCGGATTGAACGTAGGGACAACCGTGAATCCGGCCTCTTTTAAGATAGTGTGATCCGAGATACCTGATGTCTTACGGTTCTTTCCGGTTGAATCGGGGTAGATGTTCCCACCCTTAAATCCGCCACTAATTAAACTGTGGGACATTTTATAGGTGTCTGAGTTAGGCAAAAACCTCTCAGTGAAGACATAGAACTTGTTATTTATAAAGTGCCCCACCACCGCAGTCATCGGGTTTACGTTAAAGTCCATTCCGATACAGACTTGTCCTTGACGATAGCTCTTAGAGATTGTGGTCGTGTGTTTCTCACGGTCGAACGTGTAGTAAGCCTGCCCGTCATCATCAGAAGAAAACTCTCCATCCCTGAATCGTTTGCGTTGAGCTTCGGGCATTTTGTCTAGGATTTCTGAAATGTAGTCCTTGTCAATGTTTTCCATGTTGTCGGATGGATTCATTAGCAGTGCCGCGTAATCATTTTTATTCACTGGCACGTTATCGATTGGGTCTAGTCCTTTAACGAATAACCAATAGGACCAATGTTTTTTAGATGGAGGGTTCTGATCGTAGTAAACTTTCTTTAGGAGTTCGTTCTTTTCAGCTAGTCGGGTAAGGGCTACTTGGATTGCTTTATATGAAATCTGCGAGCACTCGTTAAAGTAAAGTGTCGAGAACTCCTTCCCTAGAATCTTTTCTACCCGTTTATCATCATCGAGCCCAGCAACCCATAATTCTGATCCGTTTGGAAGAGTGATAAACCAATCAGTTCGGTTCTCTTCATACTTCAAGTCAGGAAACGCTAGCCTTAATACCTTTGGGAGCGTATCGAAGAAGATGGATGTTTTAGCTGAGTTGAACGTGTGTCTTAAAATACAATGGCGGGATCTCGCCTTAGAGGCTCGAATGATAATGCTTTTAATGTGACGAAAGGTCTTACCACTTCTTGAACCTCCATACGCCATAATGTGCTTAGCATGAGACACTTGCAAATCAACCAATTCTAGCTGTTTTGGCGTGTCCCTAAATTCCAATTATAGGGCCTTTTCTTTCTCTGAGATTGTGATGTTGATATTTGCCCCATCAAGCTCGTTTTCCCATTTGTCTTTCCAGCCGCAGAGGTTTTTAAGCGTGAAAATAAGCATCACGTTATCCCCCTTCTCTGCCTTCTCTATTGCCTTCCTGATGATTGAGAATCTTGTATGCACCATGTTTTCTTCTCGAAACACCGAAAATGACCCATAGCCCCACTCTTTAACACGGTTCTCTACGGTGTCTTCTGAGCATTGAAAGAAGGCCGCTACATCTGTCTTGGTAGGCTTCATCCTGCATAGTGCTGCCATCTGATTTTGGTCTATCTCTTTGCGTTGCCTAGACATTACTACCTCTGTAAATATTACATATTGCAGTATTTTTGCGATGTATTAAGATCATGAAATGAATTACGAAATAAATTTCCTCAAAAATCACCCATGGCTTGGAAGGGGATTTTCTAAGCTGAACAAGAAAGAGATTGAGATTCTTGAGAATTTTCTCTCCGAGGATTTTGAATCCCGTGATGAGGCCATGCAGGCATGTAATCGGCTCTTTATGGACAAAGAAAAGACCAAGAACTTCACGACCGTGATTGAGATGGCATCTAGTGCGATTACTCATCGCTTTGCCTAGAATGGAGCGCGGAAGTCGGTATTACGCCGCTTTCTTCTGGCTGGAAGCCAGACGCATTAATTTCATACTCCCCGCGCTTTGATCCTTTATACATTCTCACTTCGTCAGGAATTTTGTCAAATGGAAGAAATTTAAAGCGTTTCTCTAGCCCCTTATCGAAGAAATAAAGATATTTCATCTGGTATCCCACAAGTGGCTTTGCTCCTGCCTCAACCGCTAGAGAGCTCATATAGCGCCCATCCTTGGATGATAGATTATCCAAGGACTTCTTGGCCTTTACTTCACCCGATGGCATCCTAAGCAGGCTAGTGTTCTTCTTGTAAGAATGAAGCTTAAACCCGCTGGCCCTGTAAATTGTCCCGTCTCCGCATTGGCAGGCATCAGCGAATGAGACAATGACTTTTAGGAATGGATATTTCTTTTTGATCATCCTTAGACATACCCCAAGTGCTCTCGATTCGCTGTTTTTAGGGCAAGAATCAGATAGGGCCATCCTGTTAAGCTCTAAAGTCTCGTTAAATCCTACACCAAGATTTTCGGCCATTCTTCTTTTGTCGATTGACGGGCCAAACTGCAAAGCACCCTCAAGTTTTCCATTTAAAAAAACGCCGAAATGAAGCTGTGAGTTTTGAGTACATTTCCCAGAATAATGATAACGCTCAACGACTTTTCGTGATGATGATGAGTCAATGACGCGAATCTCAATATCCTTAGCCGTAAACATAGCGTTTCACTAATGCAGCCAAGGCGTTGCCGTTTGAGTTTTGATTTAGATCGTCGGTGCAATCTTCTTCTGCTTTTGCTTTTTTGATACCAGAATCTAGAATGTCTTTTTGCTCATTAGATAATACGAACGTGACGGTTTGACATTCTGGTGAGTCGCCATTCAGGTCGGGCAAAAACCCCTCCGCTGGCTCAATGATGAAATCTTTTATTCCCAGCATGTCAATATCGAAATCCGGCCCTAGGTCCAGCATCCCAGCATTCACCTTAGACAGGTCTAGACTGGCCCACGAATCCTTTGCGATTGCATTGTGACTGACTACAAAGGCATAGAACTGAGCTTCGCTATCGAACTCCTGATAGGTGACAGGGACTTCTTTCATTCCCATTTTCATTGCTGCTTCAGCGCGTCCGTGCCCTGCGGCGATGATGTTAGTACCTTTTTGCACAATCAAAGGATCTCTGAAGCCTTGGTATTCGATTAGCTTTATAAGTCTATCGATCTGCTCAGGCGTGTGATCGTTCATGTTTTTATCGTATGGCACTAAGTTGGCAGGATTCACCATAACGATTTCTGTGGACTGAATTTTCAAAGTCTTCCCTTTGGCAAAAGCTGTTCTAGTAAATAGGTCGATTGTTCTATGTGGAACATCATGACTCAAGCCACTTATCAACGACTCGCGCAAAGATTTTGTATTGTTCAACCGTAATGCGATGAGGTTTCCCGCAACAAAAGCGCACTTTCTCGCCTGATCCACACCCGCATCTTCTGTAATGAAATTCTTGATTTCTTAACGGATTAGGAACCAATACGCGCTTATCTGAGATGAATTTACGAAAGTATTTTTTAGGCAATAGAAGCCATGCCAGATAGACTGAAACTGATTCAAAGATGTTTCGCATTTGACCTCACCGAGGTTACATAAGCACCGCTTATAGTAAAATGGTAAGGCTTGCGATTGCGTTAAGTCAACGTAGCTAGAGTAAAGAAGAAAGCTCTATTTCTTAGTTGATTTGTTCCTGTACTTGATCGGAACTACCCCGTTAGCAATATTGTATAACTGAATCTTGCATTTAGAGCACGTTATCTCTTCAGCGTCCAAGCTCATTTCTGGGTAAATTGCTGGGTTCCTGCATAGTGGCCAGTTTCTACCAAAGTGAATTTTTGGCGTGTTTGGATGAATAAATTTTCTCTCTCTGCTCGCGAGAAAGATTTTGCACCTGTCACAGTCTATTAGGGCCCGATCGGTAGAAGTTTTGGCTCCATAGAGTAGTCCTTGACACGATGTATTAAAACCGTTGCCGTGATGAGTTCTCATAATTTCCTTAATTCTAAGTGTGCGGAGAGTTAATTAGTGTTTGTACCCGCAGTATTTGCATCTTCCGTCTGGAAAGTTTCCGTAAAGACTCAGGCGACACATTATTCTTGAGTATGGTCTTGCCGTTCCCGACCTCCAAAGAAATCTCCACCAAGCGGCAGACATCTTTAGCTTTATGGCGTATTTTAATTGCCTAAAAATAATCGCGACCTTTTCTTTTTTTGTTGGGGTGTGCGCACTTGCACAATCCTCATTATTCATATTCTCACCCTTCCTTTAGATGTCAAAAATGGCAGTAACCGCGACTCTATAGCCATGAAAGTGGGCATATCTGGAAGCATCAAGCCTCCACGTTACGCCTTCAATTTTCGGTAACTCATCATGTAGAGCTTTTAAAATACTTTCATCTAATGGTTTCATTTTCTTCTCCGTTATCTTGTTAAAACCATTCGACATTAATTGCCATGTAGAGCCACTGAGTCTGCGCCGATCCGTACCTCGGAAGATATTTAATCCTCGGAATCCAGCACCGGAAATATTTTCTAAAAACAAACTCAATCGTCATTCTTTCTCCGAAGATAAGTTTACTTTCCGAGTGGCTAATATTTTTCCGGAATCTTACATTCTCGCAAAAGTAAATCAGCCATCTCGGGACTAATGCAGATTGGTTGCGGGTATCTCATTTCAAACCTAATTCTGGCATAAAATGCAGCATCCCTAATATCCAAAGACGTAAGACCAAATTCGGGTTTTATGGCTGACTCTAGGAATTTTACGACCGCATGAAACTCCGGATCGTTTAGGTATCTTTTTTCAAGTGTCTCTTTCGGGTAAATCATATTCTCTCCGTTAAAGTTTGAATCTGATAACGTGACCACATTTCAAGCATGCGTACTGCCCGCCCCCGACGGCAACATGTCTACACCAATCTTTGCAATATCCTATTCTCACTCGTTTCATATTCTCTCCGTTTCCGTGCGCGCCATAAGGTTTTTTATCGTGATTCATCGTTGAGCATCGGGTCCAAGATACCTTCCATTTTCTTTTTGAGCTTTTCTCTTTCGCTTTTGTCTTTGACTTGATTGATAGTTTGGTTCAAAAGCAAAGCCAGTTTTTCGCAGGTCTGGAAGTAATTAGCAGCATGGTTTTGCATCCAGTAAGAACAGTTTGCCCAGCCACCCATTAACTCTACTGCACCGTGGATTTTAACATAGCGATAGGCGCAATGTTTTTCGTCAAATCCAGTGACAAATTCAACTGCTTTACCAGTGTCTTGGTTATACTTCTCAGAAAACTCTTTCATCCGATCTTTGTAGTGATCGTATTGTTCTTGTGTGTAACTGCTCATCTTTCCCCCGCACGATAATTTTCAATCCCATTCAACCAATAAAAAACTTCTCAAACTCGCTCCCACCATAGCAGCCTTGAGTCTCGCCAATAACTTCTAGTACGGTCAGTTTTTTTGGAAGCTTTCTTTGCTCTAAAAATCCCTTAACTCCGGCAGCGCACGCACCTGTGATTTTTCTATAAGCTTCAATCATCTCGTCTTGTGTTGCGATTGTTTCCAGCGTCCATGATTTAAACCTGGTTGTGTCTCGGTCAGATATTTTGAATTTCAAATCATTCATCGCTTCTTTGACTGTTTCGCCATGAGCGAATGAGCCGCCACGTTTTACGACAAAAGATTCTTTGCCGTGAAAATCTGAGACTTTGAAAATTGTCACATCTCCAGTTTTCTTTTTTGAAACAAGCTTTCTCTCAATACCGTCGGCCACAACGTATCCACGTTCTAGCCATTGCTCAAAAGTTGGAGTGACAATGTTTTCAAACTCAACAATTGTTGCTGTAGGGTCATATTTTTCGGGTCTATTGCGGCTTGAGGTTTTGTAGACCAGTCTTGCGTTATCCCTAAGGCTTTTAATAATTACATAGGCCGAGTAGACAAAAAGAGTCGCACATAGGAATACATCAACACGGGAATTTTCCCAAGCTTCAACACGGGAATTTTCCCAAGCTTCAACACGGGAATTTCCCCGAGCTACGACACGGGAATTTCCCCAAGCTTCAACACGGGAATTTTCCCAAGCTTCAACACGGGAATTTTCCCAAGCTTCAACACGGGAATTTCCCCGAGCTACGACACGGGAATTTCCCCAAGCTTCAACACGGGAATTTCCCCGAGCTACGACACGGGAATTTCCCCGAGCTACGACACGGGAATTTCCCCGAGCTACGACACTGGAATTTTCCCAAGATTTATTAACCCAAACTCTAAACTCAGACCTAATTTCAATAACGGTGTATTCCGTGAAAGATTCTGGCAAAGCATCTAATTCGGCCTGTGTTTTAATTACTATCGTTTTCATCTCATTCCTTCTTGCAGCATTGATTAAAAGCAGCATTAAATGAGTAGCAAACACTATAGTCTCTTGACGGAGAGTAGTTCATGTCATGTGAGTATCCGTTTTTATGGCAAGCACCTTCATGAGACAAATTCGAGGCTGATTCACAGATGCCGTAGCTGTTATGGTATTTTCGATTGAACCAAATATTCGTCACATGGGGGTAAGTATACCCAACAGTAGAAACCCATCGATTGTAATATAGCTCGATTGTGATCTCTCTATTCCCAGTAAGGACATGACTCAAGACTTCTTGAGAAGTTCGCTCACTCGTCTGAATCATTTTGCGATTCAAGATAAAATCTTTAAAGCATTGTGAATGCATAACATCACGAGTTTTAGCTAACACCTTTTTGTATTTCTCGACTTCAGCTTCAGTGCAATTGCGACATTCTGTAATCGTAATGATTGGAGCAGGTGGAGTGACAACTTCCGGCACCTCAGCCTTAATCGGGTCAACTTCTGACCTGTTTACTTCCGTATTCGGGTCATTGGTTGGAATGTAGCGAGTGGCGCAGGCAAGAAGAGAGAGTAGGAGTAGGTATTTCATTTTCTGCACTTTTGAATAAGCTTAGAACTCGTTCCCATTGCTTGATACTGACAATAGTCATTCTTTATAAGTAAATCATCATTATCCCATGCTCTGTTAATCGCGATTGTTATAGCTAAGAATGCACCAATTATCATTAGTGCAATATTGTGCTCGACAGTCCATTCCCTTTTCATCCATTCATCCTTTTCAAAAGTTCCTTATTTGTTTTCAATTGCAATCTCATTTCAATCAGCTTCGTTCTATGCATTCTTTTTGCTCGAGGTGTCTGTGCAAGCTTAAGCATCGCCAGCGTTTTCATTACAGATACAGACAGTTCTTCGATGCGGGAATTAAGGAGAGGTTTCATTTCGCCTCTGGATATTCGATGTCGTATTCAGAGCACCTGAAATATCTATCTGTGTAATGCCCGACCCATTCTCCACACTCGCGAGAAGTGAGCTTTACTTCATCCCCATGCTCTGATTTGTACGCATACAGTTTCTTCTTTTCGGGCTCTTGATAAAGCTCAAGTTCTCGCTCTACCTCAGGCGTCATGGACATGTCTTTAATGTATGCAAAGGTTTTCTCTTCTGTGCCATTTTTATAGAGGGCCCAACTTAAAACTCCGTTTACTATAAAAATTCGACCATCAGAGTGTCTTACATTGTCCCCGATCTTGAACTTCGGCTGATTCATTTCGCTACCGTCCTGAAAGCGGGTTTAATATTCGAGACACCTCTGTGAATCTTCGGTTTCTTCATGTTATCGAAAACGAAGTAGGCGCAAATTCCAATCACGGAATAAAACGCGAGCAATACAAATAGCCCTTCGAAAAATTCAACGTCTGATCTTTTGTTCATAAGGAATCCTTTCTTAAAATGACCGTGACCATGACCATGACCCTGACCCTGACCCTGACCCTGACCGTGACCGTGACCGTGACCGTGACCATGACCCTGACCGTGACCATGACCGTGACCATGACCGTGACCATGACCCTGACCCTGACCATGACCGTGACCATGACCCTGACCGTGACCCTGACCCTGACCCTGACCGATCATGACCAACTCTGAGTGCGGCCGCGTTCATTTTAATTTTCTAATGAGAACAGTGATCTCTGTTGCATCGACAATAGTGTCCATGTTTACGATTGCATCATTTTTGAATGGCTCTACCTCTTTCATTTTTTCTTGATCCTCAAGGGCTTCCGAAAATCTTCCAGTGTCTGCAATCCAAGCTGCCTGTTCCAATACAATGAATTTGCCTCGAATGGACTTAACCATTCCTGTCTGAATCATTGTCACTGTTCGAATCAAATACTTTTTACCAATCTCGAATGGATGGTCCGAAGCGATTGCTGATTGCCCATGAATAAGATTTTTCAATTCTTTAATTTGGCCATAGGTTAGATTGTCTAAATTGCATTTTTCCATTTTATTCCCCTTTGTTTGTGTAGCTCAATTCTTCCTGAATTTAACATCTCTTGTCTAATTAATTTTCTCGACTATGAAAGATTTGCGCCCTCGTGCCGCCACTTATTTTGAAACGAATCAAATATCCAATTGTTTGCTTCGAGCCATCGCAGTACACCTTGATATTTTGCGCTCATGTGAGTAGTGCCACGGGCGTGGATTTCCGTATGGCAAAAACTGCAGAGAGGTAGTAAGTTCCAAGTTTTTAATTGATGCTCAGGGTGCGCCTTTCGACTCATCAAGTGATGTAGCACAGATCCATTTTCAGTAACCTTTTCACATGCAACACAGCCTTGCTGAATAGACCAATTTTTCATCTTCCATGCTCCTCTGGAAAATTAAGATAAGCGAACTCTCCGTACTCTTTAATTGCGGCCGAGTCGTACGCTCGCGCTGCCTCTTCCGCAGTTAAGTAGAAGCCAATGTTTTTTGCTTTTCTTTTACCATCAACAGTGGATGGTGCATAAACTACAAATCTTTTCTTTAATGGCCTTTTAGTGTCAGTAACTCCCTTATAGGGAGTTGATGTGTTTCTCATCTTTGTGTTTCTTCCGTTTTCCGCTCTTGATGCAAACCTTAAATTTATCCTTCTGTTGTCATAGCCGTCTCTATTAATATGGTCTACTTCGTGCTTGGAGACGGCGTAATCCTTCATTACGAGTCTATGTAGATAAACTCTTTGTGATGCATACCCAAATTCATAGGGAATTATTCTCTGACATGAAACGTGTCTCTTTAAAATAAACCAAGTATGGAAATGGTCTAATATCCATAAATCTTTTTCATCTATTTTTACCACTTTGCCAGAAATCACAATTTCAAAATGATTATCAACTTTTACAAAGTCCTCTTTTTTAACTATCATAATTCCCCTTTCTTTAAATGTTTCTGCGCTATCCAGTATAGCTGCTGACACGCCAATCTGTCTGACTTCGCATCATGATGTACTAATGGAATACTAAATTGATTACACAGATAATCGAGTGAAAACTTTTCTAATTGAAATACACCATTCTTATGAAGCTCTTTCATCATCATCAATGTGGATTCATAGCGAGAGAACGATTTATACAATTCAAATCTCTGATCCATTAACTCATAATGAGCTTCCAAAAAGATTGCATCAAACAAGCCACGCATCTTTAGCGCATGGCATACCATAGGCGATCTTGGAAATGATTTTATGAAATCCAAAAACTTCTTTGATGATTCTTTTCGGTCATCAAATCTCGCCGCTGCGAATTTAGAGATGCCGTGAACTTTCTCAGCACCATCATCCCAAAATTTACTCTCAGGTCTGAAGGTTACCTCGATTGATCCAAGTTCTTTTTCGTCCTCGACATAGGAGCATGACAAAGAAAGTATTTCGTTTCTGAAAAAATCCAAACCCGAACTCTCCAAGTCACAAACAAAAGCTTTCATTTTTCTACGATAGCTGGCGAATTTTCTCCATCGCATGCTTCCGATAAAATATCCCGATCAATTCCTCGTTCTGGAATAATTGATACTCCTGTCTCTTTCCCGTCTTCGGGATTTTCTTTATCACAAAGCTCCGATCTAATTTCTTCAGTGACTCGGAAAATTTCTGTATTCTCTGTTGCAAGTCCGAGGCTTGTGAGAACGTCGAGTTTTGAGTCAAGGTCTGCTCCTTCGATAAGAGAATAAATCATTTGCTTGGCAGAAATTTCTATCATCATACGTTTGTCTTTGGTGCTTTTTTCCCGAGCACTGAATATGCTTCCTTGTAAAGTTCTTCCGGTGTCATCCTGCTAACGAAATTAGGTAAATCATCGTGAGTTATTTGCATGTCCATGAAAGATTGTGTTTCTAGATATAGATTAATATTTTCTAGATCAGTACGCAGTCGGTACGAGTACATATAGCAAACATGTTTTTGAAATGGTGACATCGCATTCCAAAATCTTTCTACCGCTTGCGTTTTCTTGTTCATGTAAAGATTTACCGCATCAGGTTTTAATTCCGGTGTAACTCGCGGGATCTCGTTTAGTAGCTGCCAAAAAATTCTTTCTTGTTTCATCTTCGCTCCTTTTTTACTTTCCAATAGTCTGCCATGGCCTGAAATGAACTTCTCGCATCCGAGTAAAATATTCCATCCTTGGAGTCGTATTGAATTCTATAAACTTGCTTATTTGCTTTAGAGTGATAGCGGGACTTATCGACCAGTACAAATGAAGGTTTTTCAGGATGGCTTAATAGTGAATTAATTACATAGACCACTGATGCCGTATTAGGCAGAGTCGCGTTACCCCTCACGTCTTCGCCTGTGGCGTAGGTGGTGTTTTTAAATTGCTTTGCTGTATGTGAAAGAACAATGATCGGCTTATTAAGTTTCTCTGCCAGATGACTCATTTTATGCGCGTATTCGGCTTCTTTTGAAACGCCCTGAAGAGACATGATCGATGTTGTAAAGTTGTCATGAAAAACTATGTCCGATCCTGTTTCTTTTACGCGATATTCAAGCTTATCCACGAGTTCAATTTTCTGATATTGATTATCAAAACTTTTTTCACTTTGAACTGAAATGTTATTTAAAAAATCCTTTGCCTTGGAATCATCCTTCAAAACATTTCTGAGAGCGCGGTAGATCGGAACTAGATATTTTTCAGGTGTCTCCTCAGATAAATGCAGAAATGGCTTTTTGCCTTGCAGTAGAGTTTCCAGAAGCCAAGTCCTAACGAGCGATGATTTTCCGCCGCCCTTTGGACCGATCAAATTATGCAACTCTC